ATGACTGCATTTGATAGAAAAATGCTAATAGTTGTCGGACCTCAAGGGTCCGGCAATCATATGTGGGCTAAAATATTTGGCTTACATAAAAGTGTATACGGATGGCAAAAGTTACAGGAACAATATTGGGAAGGCCATCATTTAGAACCTTTTGCTAATGCATGGGCAGATCCTACGCTTTTAGAGTTATCCAAAGATTATTCTCATTTTGTTACATCTTGTTCTATACCTTATGTATATAAAGGCGGGAATAGAGTTCCGCCTGTATTAGAATTTTGCCAAGAAGTTGAAAAACAAAAAGTATCACCTATTATAGCAGTTATATCTCGTGAAAAATCTATTGTAGAATTTCAACAAGAACGAGTTCGGGGAAAGGTCACATTTAATGATGCTAATCGAGCAATAGAAGAAATAAGCGAAGAGCATTTTATTAATTTTTTAAGTTATGAAAGTCTAATTATGTGGAAGCATCGTTATTTAGAATCACTTATTGAAATTTTAAAATTTCCTATAGATTGGACAAATCCCAAGGTAGACGAAATAATAAATGAAAATGCTAATGCAAAATATATACATGATATTGAGGATCATTGGTTAGACAAAGAAGTTAAAAAAGCATGTGAAGCATCAGTTTATGAATAGTAATTGGGAAGCAGGCAAACAACAAAGCAATTATCATTTTAACTGGAACAGTAAACCTCTTGCTGGTTACGACTATCGTTGGCTAGCAAGATTTAAAGGTGATTGGTCTCGTGAACTTGCTGATGTTGTTAAACAAGCAAAACACAAGACTTGGGCAACTAGAGGCAAAAAGTATCATCCAGACCATGCACAATTAGAATCAGAATTAGAAGATTTGCGTAGAGCAGGTATGGACGAAGATACAGTTATATTTCGAAAACATTTTGAATTTCAAGGTGTGTTTAAAAGCATGTTAGATAGTTTGGGATTAGAAAACACCAAACAAGCATTTCATATACAATACCCTGGAGAAATGTTAAACTTACACATAGACAAACAACACGAAATGAACAAAGATACAAGTCAAGTTGCTAGATTTTTTATATTTTTAGAAGATTGGAAACCAGGACATTTTTTTCAAATGGGTACTAGTTTTCTTAAATGGCAAAAGGGAGATCTTGTTTGGTTTGACTGGCCAAATATACCTCATGCAAGTGCTAATGCAGGCTGGGAACCTAGAAGTCTTATTCAAGTTACAGGTACTATTACTGATGTAACGAAACAATTATTATTAAATCAAACTAAGGATATTAACATATGATAGATAGCACAAAACCTACAGTTCAAATGATGGGTAGGTATCAACCATGGCATGGCGGGCATCGAGAGCTATTCAAACAAGCAATGAAAAGAACAGGCCAAGTTGCTATATTTGTTAGAAACATGCCAGTAAATAATAATAACCCGTTAAAGTTTGAAGAAGTAAAAGAAATAATTACAGAAGATTTAACTAAACATAACTTTACAATTGATAAAGATTATGTTATAATGCAAGTACCTAATATTGTAGACATTACGTATGGTCGTGATGTAGGTTATTCTATTACTTTGGAAAGACTGCCAGATGAAATAGAAAATATTTCTGCAACAGCAATAAGGGAATTATGGAAAAAAGAAAAATTAAAAATGTCTTAAGAAGAATATGGTATTATGTTCGATGGCCATATGATTGGATTGTATTAGAAATAAAATATCGAAAAAAATTAAAAAAACTTCGTGAAGAAGATCCATTTATATATGACTGATGCTTGATGTATTTTTTCTAAGTTACGACGAACCATTTGCCGATGAACATTACGAGTTGCTTCAGTTAGTCGCTCCTCATGCAAAACGTGTTCACGGAATTAAAGGTATTTTTAACGGCCACAAAGAATGTGCTAGACAAGCTATGACAAAAAACTTTTATGTTATAGACGCTGATGCAATTCTTGAACCTGACTTTGATTTTAGTTTTGAACCAGAATGGCATCAACAAGATCATATATTTGTTTGGCGTGCAAAGAATCCTATCAATGGATTAATTTACGGTAATGGTGGTGTAAAGTTATTTCCTACAAAAGTTATACGTGAAGCAGATAACTGGCTTATAGATTTTACTACATCGGTTGCTGGCAAATTTAAACCTATGCCACAAGTATCAAATACTAATGGATTTAATTACAGTCCGTTTAGCACATATAAATCTGCATTTAGAGAATGTACTAAACTCGCCAGCAAAATAATACATAACCAAAAAGACGAAGAAACAGAAACACGATTACATATTTGGTGTACAGTAGGTGCCGATAAACCATATGGTAAGGACGGAATGCGAGGAGCAAAAGATGGTAAAGAATGGGGGTTAAAATATAGAGATAATCCTGAAATGTTAGATAAAGTAAACGATTTTGAATGGTTAGAAAATGAATTTAGAAGAAATACATAATAGAGTACAACTTCTTTGGCCTAAAAAAATGTCAAAAAAAATCTACTTATCTGGTGACAAATATTGGGATAAATTGCAAGAAGAAATACCATCACAATTAATTCATGGATTAAAAAAACATAATGATAAAATAGGAGATGCATTATCACAAGGACAAATAAAATCTAAACAATGGCTATTAAAAAAACTTAAAGGTATTGATTTAGGTATAGTTTTTATATGTGCCGGATGGTATGGCACCCTTGCGACTATGATGTTTGAAGATGAGAATATTTATGTAGATAAAATAAGGAGTTTTGATATAGATGATAGTTGTTGGAAAATAGCAGAAGATTTAAATGAACCATGGAAAGCAGACAATTGGACATTTAAAGCAACAACATTAGATATTGTTTCTTTTTTTACATATATGTTAAAAGAAAAATCGAATACAAATGGAGAATATCATTATTATACTACAAATGTAAACGGCGAACCAAGATTATGCCATGAGATACCAGATACAATTATTAACACAAGTTGTGAGCATATTGAAAAATTTACAGAATGGTTTAATGCAATACCAAGGAATAAGTTAGTTGCACTCCAAACAAATAACTATTTTGAATTACCAGAACATGTCAATTGTGTTAAAGATATTAATGAATTTAAACAGCAAGCACCGTTAAGTAATATTATATATGAAGGTGAACTTGAATTAGAAAAATATACAAGATTTATGTTAATAGGATATAAATGAAAGAAAAAGTAGCAATAATAGGAACTAGTTATAGTGTACCTCAAGACGATTTTGGTACTTTTGAAGAAAGATTTTCTAAATTTTTTATTAACAAGCTAGGAAAATTATATCCAAATTATGAATTTCATAGTTTTGCTGTTGGTGCAACAAGTTGGGAATATGCTCAACAAATGTTATATTTTTTAGCAAAGGAAAACTATTGCAAAAAAATAATATTAGAGTTAGCAGATTTTAGATACTTAGCATCTGTAACTCATAAATTAAACAACGGCATTGTAAATAAATCAGAAATAATAGAAGGAAAAAATTATATTCAACGAGATAATGTTTTTTATCACAATATAGAATATTTTGATTCACCGGAAAAATATGCACGGCCTTCTTTGCGGGCTAATTACTTAACAGTAACAGATGAATACTTAGATAACAATGATACTGAAACATGGTATCCTGAACAATGTAAAAATAGTATAAAAGAAAAATACAACAAACGAACAGACGAAGAATATTTTGAACCTGTATTAAATAACTGCTGTATTGAAAATTATGCAAATTATTTCCATAGTCAATATTATATAGAACAGTTTATTAATTTTATTTGGAGTTTAAAACATTTTTGGTCTAAACATTTTGAATTAGGTATTTGGTTATACGATTGGGTTGAACCTAGATGGCTTTTGCCTATGTGGGAAAAAGAAGAACTTATAAAGTTATTACCAAAAAGCACATATGAACTAGGTAAAAAACAAGGCAATGTTTTACTAAAATTTAGAGATTTATTTAATATAGATCAAGATATGTACAAAGAACACCCCATTTCATATATTTTATTAGAAGAGAATGAATTTCCTTTTCGAATTAAATCTATGTTAGATTATGGTGAAAAAAATGAAAAGGGGATAGATGATATATGGCAAAATTGGATGCAAAATTATTATTTGCCTTCTTGTCATCCAAACGAAGCTGGCTGTGATTTAATTGTAGAATACTTATTGCAAGATGAGGGGATACGAAATGTGCTCGATAATTAAAAAAATTAAAAATTGGTATAAACGCCGAAAGCTATTAAGAAAAAAAGATTCAACTCCTCGACCCATATATGATTAAATGTATAGATATGAAGATATAAAAAGTGTTCATATAGAGCCAACCCAAGGATGTAATGCCGCCTGTCCGCAATGCGACCGCAATATAAATGGTGGTAAAGATAATCCATATCTTCATAATGCAATGTTAAGTTCTGCAGATTATTATGAAATGTTTCCTTGCAGTTTTGTAGAGCAATTAGATTCTATGTATATGTGTGGTAACTTAGGTGATCCATGTGTAAGCAGTTATGCAGGTGAAGGATTTAGATATTTTAGACATGCTAATCCGAAAATGTGGTTAGGTATGAATACTAACGGAGGTGCTAGATTAGATTACTTTTGGGAAGATTTAGCAGATCTTGATGTAGTTATAACATTTAGCATAGATGGTTTAGAAGATACCAATCATTTATATAGACAAAAAGTTAAATGGGAACGAGTAATGGAAAATGCAAAAGCATTTATTAAAAGAGGCGGCCGTGCTAAATGGGATTTTATAGTGTTTAAACATAATGAGCATCAAGTAGACGAAGCAAAACAACTCTCAAAAGATATGGGCTTTGAAAAATTTCAAGTTAAAAAGACAGGGAGATTCTTTTCCACAGTTCAACATAAAGGTAAAGAGTCACATCAAGCAACAAATAGAAAAGGTGAAGAAACACAAAAGTTAGAAAAGCCAAAAGACAAATATGTTAATTCTGCTCTTAAAAAAGAAAAAGATTTAGTAACCGAACATGGTAGTATGGATGCATATTATGATAAGACACCTATAAGTTGTAAAGCAATAGAAAAGTCAGAAATATTTGTTACAGCAGAAGGACATGTTTTTCCTTGTTGTTGGACAGCAGGACAACAATATAAATGGTATTGGGGACCTCGCGAAGCACCAATTTGGAAATTAATTGGAGACCCAGATAATATTAGTTTAAGAAAGCATACATTAAAGGAAATTGTAGAAGGTCCATTTTTTAAAGCAATAGAAGATTCATGGTCATGTTCTAGTGTTAACGATGGTAAACTTAAAGTTTGTGCAAATAAATGTGGCATAGGGTTTGACGCATTTAAGGAGCAATTTATATAATGTGGCATAAAGATACAGTTGAATGGATAGATATAGAGCTTACTAGTTATTGCAATATTCATTGTCCCGGATGTTTGCGTCAAGAAATGAATAATGAAGTAGGACATATACTTAATAAGTCTTACATAAAATTAAATGATTTAAAAAAATGGATTCCTCCTGGTTACTTACCTAACTTACAAGTTATAAACTTTTGTGGTTCTGTTGATGAACCAACTACTCATCCTCAGTTTATTGATATTGTAGATTATTTTTTATCCTTTACTGGTGTAAATATTGCTACTAATGGATCAACAAGGACTGTTAATTTTTGGAAGGAGTTAGGAGAAAGAAAAGTTTCGGTATTTTTTGGTATTGATGGAATCGATCAACAATCATTAGAACAGTACAGAGTAGGGTCAAATTTTAAAAAAGTACAAGAAAATTGGAGAACATTTATAAACGCAGGTGGAAAAGCAACCTGGCAATTCATTGTTTTTGATCATAATCATCATCTGATGGAAAAAGCCAAGCAGATGTCAATTGATGAAGGTTTCAAAAAGTTTAGAACTATATGGTCTCATAGAACTAATAGTGGAGAAGTTAAATATGGATAAATGGAAACATGGTGTTTCAAAATATTTTAAATATAGTAATCAAAGCATTTCATGGTTATATGCTGATACTAAAGAAATATATGATTATAATCTCAAACATAATTATGATGAACTTGAAAAGCAAGGTTGGATTGATTTTGATATAAAATATACATTTAATGAACATGGTTATCGTTCTGATTCATTTTTGAAAAATTGTACAATATTATTTAATGGTTGTTCACAAACAGTTGGAACAGGAATGCCATTAGATATGATGTGGAGTAAAATCACAGCTGATCATTATGAAGTTTTCCATCATAATATTGCCATTGGTGGGTCTGATTGGTCACATGCGACCCAAAGAGCACTATATTGGATACCTATATTAAAACCTAAAATTTATGTATTTAAACATCCACCAATATCTAGATTAAATTGGTGGGTGAATGAAGATCATGGCGATGATGAATTTTTTGCTGGTAATTGTGGTAATGGTTTACCTTCTGATAGTAAGTATAAAAGGGAATATTTAGATTTATTTGTTAATGAAAAGAATCAAGAATGGAGAAGGTTTATATATACAAATTTATTAAACCAAATATGTCAAGAATATGATTGTAAAATAATACATTTACCTGAAGGTAGTCCTTATAAGATTAAAGATATTAAACCATTAGAAACTACATATGCTAGAGACTTATTTCATTTGGGTGTGAATGAAAATAAAGTATTAGGAGAATATGCTTTCAATAAGATAAAGGAAAAAGACCTTGAAAATGGTGAAGATATTTTTTGATATGTATGATAAAAAACTGTAATGATAGAATGTAAATACGGAAATCAAAAACGACTATTCATAAATCATTTAGGCGAATTAATACCTTGCTGTTATGTGAATTCAGAATCGTTAAATATGTTAGCAGGAAATCAACCGAAAACTTTATTTGGTGAACTTAATGCCAAGTATGATAATAGTTTGTATAATAATACTATACAAGAAGTATTAGATGGTTCGTTGTTTAATGGTATTATAAATTCTTGGAATACCAATAATCCTGTTGAGAAATGTAAAAAAACATGTGAAATTAAAGACAGAGATGTTTTTATTGATAGCATTAATAAAAAATAATGAATCAAAATAATTACATTGACTGGATTCGAACCCAAACTGGATTGCCTTGGTTAATGTTAGATTTTAAATGTCCGTGGGAAAGCATTCTTCCTGAAGTTGAACAGATGACTGAATGGGTGCCTTATAGAAAAAGCGACGGAATTGGTTGGTCTAGTTTAGCATTGTATGGAATTGATGGCGATCATACAAATGTATATCATACTGATAACGATGTTAAATATGATTGGACAAGTATAGCAGATAAATGTCCAGTAACAAAAAACTTCTTACAAAATAATGCCGGAATAAAAAGTCAACGAAGAACTAGATTTATGAAAATAGATCCTGGTGGATCTATTTTCTTACATAATGATAGAGATGACCCTGTAATTCCATTAGAACAACAAATGAAGCAGTTAGGAGTATTGCATTTTTCTATACAACATCCCGAAGGGTGTGATTTTACTATGCCTCATTGGGGTAATATTCCTATTAAAAACGGATCTACTTGGTTTTTTTCTAATGTATGGGATCATACAGTTACAAACAATGGAGATAAACCTAGATATCATATAATATGTAATGGTGCAAGGTTAGATTGGAAATTTTGGTCCCCTATACTAATTAGAAGTTGGGAAAAATTTAAAAAGTCATATGCAGAAACTACCTTCTGAAACATTTTGTGCATTACCTTGGATGCATCTTAGCACACGACCTGATGGTGCGATGCGAGTATGCTGTACGGCTAATGCTTCTGGCGTAGGACCTACTAATGTTAAAGCATTAGGGGCAAAAGTAGGCGAGTTACGCACCGAAGATGGAAACCCAGCCAATTTAAATGTGGCAGGATTAAACGAATCTTGGAATAATTCCTACATGAAGAATATACGATTACAAATGCTCGCAGGAGAAAAGCCTCCTAGTTGTATGAAGTGTTTTAAAGAAGAAGATGCAGGGCATTTATCTAAACGACAATGGGAAACAGCATATTGGATGGAACGATTTAGTTTAGATGATATGATCGGAGAAACAAACGAAGATGGTGAAATACCTCCTAAAATAAGATATATTGATTTGCGTTTAGGTTCTAAATGTAATTTAAGATGTATTATGTGTAGTCCTCATGATTCTAGTGATTGGGTTAAAGATTGGAAAGCATTTTATCCGCAAATACGAAATGAAACACTTAAAGATACATGTCAATGGCATGGAGGTGGCGCCGATGAATGGGGTGCAACGTATAATTGGTACAAGAAAAATCCTAAGTTTTGGGAAGACTTGTATAACCAAATACCAAACATTTATCAATTGTATTTTGCCGGCGGAGAAAGTACAATTATAGAGGAGCATTATACTCTTCTTGAAAAGATAATCGAAATGGGTTATGCTTCTAAAATCGAATTAAGATATAACAGTAATGGCGTCGAAATGCCTAATAGGTTATTTAAATTATGGGATAAGTTTAAACGTGTGCGATTTCATTATAGTATAGATTCAATAGGAAAAATGAATGATTATATTCGTTTTCCAAGTAAATGGAAGCATCAGGTTAAGCAATTTCATATGTTAGATAATACAAATGATAATGTAGAAGTAACAATTGCCTGTGCAGTACAGGCATTAAATATGTACTATATACCAGATTTAATAAGGTGGAAACTTGATCAAGGATTTAAAAAAATCAATATGTGGCCGTTTGGAGCAGGCGGCATTAACTACCATTTTGTATATTGGCCTCCTCATCTTAATGTTAAGATATTTCCTCTCTGGTTCAAAGAAAAAATTAAGCAAAAATACGAAGACTTTTATCCGTGGTGGGAAGAAAATTGGGAGAAAGGTATTCCGTCTTGGCACAAAGGAAAAATAACATACGATAAATGGCGAGAAGCAAGTTATGGCATTAAACGATTACAGGGTATGATCAATTTTATGTTTCAAGAAGATTGGTCAAGGCGTATGCCAGAGTTTCAAGAATACCTTACTCTCAATGATAAGGTACGTGGTACAAATTTTAAGAAAACATTTTATGAAATGGAAGAATTAATGCAATGTTGAACGAAACTAAAGAATTAAATTCTATAGCAGAAGAAGAAATATATTATTGTTATTGGACAGATAATTCTCATTGTATTGATGAAGTTACAAATGATTATATGTTTGAATTGGCAGACAAATTAACTAGATCTGGATTAGAAGGTGAATTGGCTATTCAGCATCGCAATGTTTTTTATACCGAAAGCAATAGTCTTTATGAATGCTTAAAAGATGCATTAGCAAGTCATCGTAAATATGCATTAGTTATTAAACCAGCAAACATTTTTCGGTTAGATCTATCTTTTGAATTAGTAAAATTAGCAGAAGAAAATCCTAATTCAGTACTTCTTGCCCATTTAGTAGACAATGACGCTCCATCAAGATTAAATCATAAAAGGCATTGGTATGGAATTCATCCGCAATTACTTTTTATTAATTTACAATTATGGAAAAAAATAGGTAGTCCACTTCATACTGGTAATATTTTACATGACCAAATTATATATGATGCAAATAGGAGTAAAATAAATCTACATGATGATTATACACCAACTTGGTTAAATTCTAATAATAAAACAAAAGAATATTTACCCGAAACTAATATGTCATGGGGCTGGAATATTTTAAATTGTATTTTTAAGCATGGATATAATGTTACATCATTTACTCAAAAAATACGAAAACTTAAACAATTTTATTATTTAGAAGAACTTCAACATAATCAAAAACAAATACAAGAGGTAGAACAAGAAATTAAAAAATTAGAATTTGCCAAAACATCCCATTATTCAAGTAAAATTTATTTATTTAATACCGAACCATATCCCGAAGAATTTGAAAATTTCTATCCATTATTAGAGAAAGCTGATGCTCCAAAACAATTCGATAATTATGTATTTTTAAGTTCGGGATTTTTAGGAAATCATTTTTTGAATACATTTAATTATTCAGGTAAAGAAAGAGTTATATTTTATGATATTAGTGGACCTTCTATAGGTTTAAAATACAAATTACATGTTGATTGGAATCCAAAAAACAGCAGTCTTTCAAGTATTTTCAGTCATCATATGCTACATCAAAACAATTATGAAGTATTTAATTTTGCAGATAGATTAGAAGAAATAGATGAACGTTGGGAGGAAGAATTAGAACGTTGGGGAGGAAAGGATAATTTTTATAATCATTGGGATATCTTTAAAAATAATTTACACAACGTATCATACTGGCATTGGGATGCTGTCAATAATTATGATAGTTGGCAAACAGAATACATTAATAAATTACCTGGCAAAACATTTTTTTTCGTAAGTAATATTTATGGTAATGAGTTTGTTCTTTGGGCCCAACAAAATTATAATAATATCGCAATAAAATTACAAAATTTACTAAAAAATCTTAACTCAAATGTATTTGTTTATGGCTTTCTTCCCGACTTAGGTTTAATTGATGTCGATAATTCTAAAAACATAGAATTAATTAACAGTTATAAAAGACGAATTTACTTGGGAGAAAAAGAAAATAAGCAAAAAAACAAAACAGAACGAAGATTGTTTATAGACGAAAACGAAACCATTCCGACTCCGAATTGGTGTGTTCTTCCATGGATACATTTAACATCTAGTGTTGCGGGATGGTATCGACCATGTTGTGATAGTAATAAAAATATAAAAGATTATTCTATGGCAAATGATCCAAAAGATATTCTTCATACATCGGTTATTGGTATTGAAGATACCTTTTATGGTCCAGATATGAATAAAATACGATCACAATTTTTAAATAATGAGCGACCAAAAATTTGTTCAGCATGTTGGAAAAAAGAAGATTCTGGTATATCTAGTTTAAGAGTTGCTATGAATTCTAGGTTTAAAGATTTGATAGATAAAATAGATGTTACTAAACCAAAATTAAAATACTTAGATATAAAATATGACTCGACTTGTAATTTAGCATGTAGAATGTGTAGCACAGGAAGTAGTGATCAACATCAAAAGGAAATATTAAGTTATGTAGAAGACGGACAACAAATACCAGATCATTTTAGTTATGCTACACCAGAATTATTAAACAAAGATACATATAAGCGACAATATGTTAAACGATTAAATAAATCCAATGAAAAACCATTTTTAGAACAAGATGTAATTAATGCAATACCTGAATTGGAGGTATTAAAAGCAACAGGCGGCGAACCTACAATAAATAAAAAATTTTTAAATGCAGTTGATTATGCAATAGAACATGATTACGCAAAAAATATCGAATTAGATTTAACAACTAACGGAACAAAATTTACTAATGAGGTTTTAGAAAAAATATCTCAATTTAAACAATTAAGATTACGAATTTCAGTCGACGGAACAAAAGATGTGTATGAATATATACGATATCCTTTTTCATGGAATTTATTGAATAAAAGTATTACAAACCTTTTTGAATTTTGTCAAAATAATAATCTTTTTTTCTTGGCCCAAGAAAATGAGATCCTTCCAAAAGCACTTATAGGTTTTTCAATTGTTGCTCAGCCATATAATATTTTTAATTTAGGAGAAATTTATCGATGGGCAAGTAATTTTTATGAAAAATATTGTGGTTTTATTAATCCTGAATTAATAGATATATGTATTGATTTTCAAATGATTCCTGAACAAAGCGAACTAAATCCATTATTCTTACCTAAATCTATGCTAAAAAAAGCATATAAAAAATTTGTAAAAGATGTTAAAGGTATTCCGGGAATAGAACCAAGAATAGAATACTTCAATAATTTTGTAGAAAACGTTGATAGTAATTTACCGATTAGAGATCTGAAACATAAAGAACTCAAAAAATTTACAGAATTTTTTGACAAAAATAGAAAACAAGACTACCACAATCATTTAGATCCAGAAATGATTGCATATCTAGATAATGCTCCGGTAGCACCTTGGGAAAAAGAAAACAACGGATTTTGCATACTTCCATGGATTCATCTTAGTACACGAACAACAGGCAATATGCAATTATGTTGTACTGCTAATAGTGGAAGCGATGAAGATCATCCTATGGTTGGTTGTAACAGAAAAGACAACGGCGAATTGGTTAATTTAAAACACGATAATTGGAAGGAACAGTGGAATACCAAATATATGCGAGATGTTAGATTGGCAATGTTAAAAGGTGAGAAACCTCGAGAATGCCAAAAATGTTATAAAGAAGAAGAAGTTGGATATAATAGTAAAAGAAATTGGGAAAATAAAAAATGGTTTTCAAAATTAAATTATGATTCTATTGTTTGGAATACAACACCTGATGGATCTGCTCCTGCAAATATACATTATGTTGATTTAAAGTTAGGGAATAAATGTAATTTAGCATGTGCAACATGTAACCCCGATGACAGTAGTTATTGGGTTAAAGATTGGAAAACAATTATAAATTCTGACAATATAAGCCATAAATTATACAAACAAATGGAATGGTCTAAAGGTAAGGAGCAAAGAGGTGGATATGATTGGTATAAAAACAAAGTAACATGGGACGAGTTAGCCACTCAGAAGTTTATGAATGATGCTTATATATTAGGGGGCGAACCAACTATAATTAATGAATTTAGAGAATTTATCGAATATGCATCTCCAAAAATGAATTTAAGATTTAATACTAATATTCAGGTATGCGATAATGAGTTATTGGATCTTCTTAAAAGATTAAATTTTGTCGAAGTTGCCGCAAGTATTGACGGAATAAATCTAAAACATAAATGGTTACGATATCCGAGTGAATTTGATTTAACGCTTGAAAACTTAAAAAAATATAATAATTTTTCAAAAGAGAATCCAAATGTCAGATTAAATATAGATACTACCGCTAGTATTTTCAATATTATTCATATACCAGAGTTAATAAAATGGAAACTATCTCAACCCGAATTAATAGAAATAAACAAGTGGCCTGTTCATGGTGGCATGATAGGAATTCATTTTTTATACAATCCTAAATTTTTAAGTGTAAAATGTTTGCCAAAAGAATTAAAAGAAAAAGCATCCGACGAGTATACTGATTTGTATAAATGGTTAGAACAAAATTTCGAGCATTATACTGACGCATTAGAAAAACCAACTGGTATAAGAAAACTTCAATCATTAATAGATTTTATGTGGTCAGAAGACCTATCGCATTTATTGCCATTAACAAACGAATATATTAGAAAGTTAGAAGTAGTTCGCAAATTAAATTTTTGTGAAATATTTCCTGAGCTAGAAGAGTTATATAACTATGGAAAATAAAAGTTATTGTCCTGTACCATGGACTAGTTTCAGTATTAATAATAATGGTCAATATCGTATGTGTGTTCAGGCAAATACCCATAGAGAAACAAGAGGTGTATGCAGAAAAAATAATAATGAAATAATGACTGCTGATAATGCATCTATTAGTGAAGCAATGAATTGTTCTCTTTTAAAAGATGTTAGATTATCTATGTTAAAGGGAGAAAGACATCCTGTGTGTCAGCGATGTAACGAAGAAGAAGATGCAGGTCAAAATAGTAGAAGGGTAGTTGATAGACGTCGTTATGAAATGAGAGCTGAGCGTAATAAAAATACTGGTAATTTAAAATGTCCTTCTTGGGAAGCACCATTAGTTGAAAAACAAATTCTAAAATCTTTTACTATTAAAGATGCATATAAATTTACTGATATTGATGGTTCTTTAAAACCTAATTCACCTATTTTACATACAGATGTAAGATTAGGAAATTTATGTAATTTAAAATGTAGAATGTGTGGACCAACAGAAAGTAGTCCATGGAAGGAGGATTGGTATCATGCTTTTGGACGGAAAAAGTTTAGATATGATGGTGCTAATGACAAATATGTTAATTTAAAACTTGATAATAAAAATAATGTAGTTATTGATGGATTTGATCCATACAGTTGGCATGAAAGAACTGATATCTTTAATGAATTGGTTGAAAATGCACCCAATATTGAAATGATTCATATAAGTGGTGGTGAACCAACATTAGCTAAAGCTCAATATGATTTACTTGAAAAGTTAATTGAAACTGATAGAGCCAAGCATATTTCTCTTGATTATAATTCAAACCTAGTTAATATACCTGATAAATGTTTTGACTTATGGAAACACTTTAGGTTAGTCGAGATTGGCGGAAGTGTGGATGGTATAAAACATATAAATGAGTATATAAGATATCCTAGCAATTTTCAAAAAATTGAGCAAGCATTAAGAAAAATAGATAACTCTGATAATATAAATGGATGGTTTACTACAACCGTACAAGTTTTTAATGTATTATATATTCCAGAATTAATTGAATGGGAAATAGCTCAAAATTTTAAGAGATTCAATATAAATGGTAAACATATATTTTTTAGTATGCATCATTTACACAATCCCGTATATTATAATATCAGAGCATTACCTTTAGAGGCAAAAGAGTTAGTACAACAAAAATATGATAACTTTTTAAAAAACATATTTCCTAATTTAGTACATAAAAAGAAAGTATGGAGACACTATGAAGCTATTAAAGGACCGGAATATGTTATTGATGTTACCCAAAAATGTTTAAATTCAATTACTAGTTATATGTGGGCTAAAGACGAATCAAAATATATTGAGGAATTTATGGATAGAACAATTGCTCTTGATAAACATAGAGATCAAAAATTTGAAGAAATATTACCAGAAATTGCAGAACCTATAATTAAACATTTAGACTCAAAAAATTATTTCAAAACTAATAAAATAATTTCTATGATGGGTAAAGGCAATTACTTTCAAGATAAACATCATGCTGTATTTGACCCCAAGTTTCAATATTCTCTAAGAGATATGGAATGGAGAAAAGAATTTGAAGCTCCTGGTTTTTGGGAATGCAAGCAAGAATTTTTAGATACTATCCATGAATGGATATGTGCAACTAAATTAAATACTGTAAGAGGTTTAGATAGATTTAGTGAGCGAGATATTACAATTGGTACTACTCAAAGTTTTGATGAAGCATACTATAGATATAAAGATAGACGTCTAAGATTTTATAGAGGTGAATATCACTATCATAGAAGAATTGTTGATAATTGGAAATTTATAGACAACATTTATGATGGTTACGAAGAACCACTTGATGAAAATGATTGGGTGATTATTAGCATGCCTTTTTGTGGAAATGGTAATAAAGTACCTTTTTATAAACAAACATTAGATACTTGTCATGAAAAAAATATACCAGTGTTAATTGATTGTGCATGGTTTGGTACTTGTTATGATATTGATTTTGATTTTAATCATCCTGCAATTACTCAAGTTTGTTTTAGTCTTAGTAAAAGTTTAGGACTCGGTCATTCAAGAATAGGAATAAGATATAGTAATTTTACAGATGGATCTATTGCTATTACAAATGATTATAATCATTTAACTCTTTCAATGGCTTTTCTTGGAATTAATCAAATGAAAAATTTTAGTTGTGATTATATTCCAAATAAATATTTGAAGTGGCATCAAGAATTATGTGAAGAATATGATTTATTCGAAACAAAATGTATGCATGTGGCATTAGCACCTAAAAAATTTCCATGGGTTCATGATAAAGATAAATGGTGGCAACCTTCCGGTTTACATTTTAAAGATGATGAAAAATATATTAAAATAGGAATTCGTGAGGCATTGAAAGCAAAACGAAAAGCTGAATTATGAGAGAACAGTTAAAAAAAGTATTTTGTCCTGCTCCGTTTTTACATACGTACACAAGTATGGGGAATAGTGCATTTAAATTATGTTGTATGAGTGATATTATAGATAGAATAGATACTCCTGCAATTAAAAAAGGCGATTCAGTTGCGGCCCAACAACATCGATTATGGACTGGTGATAAAATTAAAAGCATACGAAAATCATTTTTAAATAACGAATGGCCGGTTCTCGAAAATGGATCTCGTCCGTGCGATTATTGTAAACACTATGAAGAAATCGGAGTTGATAGAGAAAGTACAAGAGTAGAATTTATAGAGAAGTATTCTGATGCAGATTTAACAGTAGAAGATATGGGGCTTAATATTAAAACAGGTAATAAATATGGCCATCCAATTGATTTAGACTTACGTCCTGGTAAACTATGTAATGCTAAATGTCGATCTTGTTGTAGCATCTGGAGTAGTAAAATAGAAAAAGAAGTACTAGATAATCATGATTTATTAGAAGGCACATATTGGGATATGTATACTGATAATAAATGGCAAATGAGAATGGCAGAATCTATTGACTGGGACCAAGATAATTCTAGGTTATATGAAAATTATGATTTAACAGATGTTCGATGGTTGAAAATGTCTGGAGGCGAAACGTTAATAGATCCTAATTGTTTTAAAATATGGAAGCAATTAGTAGACCATGGCGATGCTAAAAATATAAAATTACACATAATTACTAATGGCACAGTTTGGCCTAAACAAGCAGTTGAATTACTTTCTCAATTTAAAAGATTACAATTAAGATTTAGTGTTGACGGAATAGGAAAAGTATTTGAATATTGTAGAACAGGGTGTGAATGGAAAAAAGTTCACGCAAACTTTTTAAAAGCATGTGAGTTACCTAATATTTATAGTATAGGATTCAATAGTGTTATAAATGTATATAACGTATTTCATATCTATTATCATGTTGCATGGATGATAGAACAAAGTCGACGGTTTGAATTTATAGATCCACCAGCACTACATCCGATAGTTGAACCAATGCATTTAAATGTACATTGGCTAGATGAAGATCATAAAGATTTTATTAGAAGCGAAATAGATAGAGTAATATATGACTATAACATAAATGATAAAGAACAAGAATGTTTTCAACAAGTATATTCAGATCTTAATAAAGATGTAAGTCATTATAGAAAAGAATCTAAATTTACAGATAACATACCAGAAAATATAGAAAAAAGAGCAGATCGTTGGATGATACCTAATATTCAATATAATAAAGAACAATTTGTTCGTCACACATTAGTAGCAGACAAAATACGAAAAACAAATGTTTTAGAGATTACGCCACAATTAAAAAGATATTTAGAATGAGATCAGAGTTACATGAAAAAATAAAAATACGTAAAGATTTTTATTGCCCGGCACCATTTATGCATATCTATATTAATGCTGGCAAGGATTCTATAAAAATGTGTTGTGAGGGTCGAAAAACACGATCAGCATTCAGTGAAAAAGTATCTGGCATACCGGCTAGTAATCGTCTTAAAGAATTTTTTTATAAAGATAAACAACTTTTAGAAATACGGAAAAAATTATTAAAAGGCGAAGAACCTATCGAATGTCATGTATGTGGAGATAGAGAACGAAAAGGATGGAGCAGTGACAGATTAGAATATATAGAACGTGATGGAGGTACTGTAACAGATGATATAAATTATGGTAACGAATTTAAACAACCATTGGCCTTAGATATTAGACCAGGTAATGTTTGTAACTTAAAATGTCGTATGTGTGATCCAGGAAATAGTACAGAAATATTAAAAGAAGTAACAGCCAATCCAGAAATTCATCAATATTATCGAGGCGATCGATGGCGTAAGGAAACATCTAATATGGATATAATTAAATTTATTTCTACTATTGATTTTAAACTTATTAAAAGGTTGAATATTTTAGGAGGCGAGCCTACAGTTGATCCCGATACAATATCATTTTTGGAAAAATTAATAGAGGAAGGTAATACTGATTTAAATTTAAATATTACGTCTAATTGTACAAATTTTAATAAACATTGGCAATTATTTAAACAATTTAAAAAGTTGAATGTTTGTGCAAGTTTAGACGGAACCGGAAAAACATATGATTATATACGAACAAATGCAAAATGGGATCAAGTTATTAATAATGTATATTCATTACGTGAAATGGAAAATCTTGTACATTTATCTATAAATTTAGTATTGCAAATGTATAATATTTTTGATGTTAAAACCTGGGGTAAATTCTTTTATAATTTATATAAACAAGGTGATAATATTGCACCCCCTTATATTCAAGCATGTGAAGAACCACCTCATTTCCATCCTGCTATTTTATTTGACGATGATAAAAAGTTCATAGTAAAAGAAATTAATGATCTAATAAAAGAATGTAACATAAAGGATGAATATTTTATCGAAAAAACATTAATGCCTGTACAGACTTGTTTAACTGAACCAATATGGGAAATATTTCCTGAAGAATCATATCCTACTATTAAACCTAATAGTATTGATGAGTTACGCTTTCATTTTAAAAAACACACAATTATGCAAGATAAAATTAGAAATACAAATGTTTTAGATTATCTTCATCCTCGAATTGAAAGGTATATATGACAATGAACGCCAATAAAGTAGATTTTGATAAAGTAGTTGACTGGTGGAAAGACGGAGCATTTAATTACAATGAAGAAATACCATACTTTCATGAATATAGTTGGAAAACAAATAGAACTTATTTGTGGGACTGTGGCGATAACAGAGATACTTGGAACGATCACTTAAAAAATGCAAAAGCAAAATCTATACTAGAAAACGCCGGATGGCTATCTAATTATGATTTTATAAAAGACATTGACCCAAAATATGACAAAGAGAATAAAAATGAGGTATGGGTTAATAGTTCTGAAGTTGTACCACCCGAAGCATTAACTTATTATTATAATAACCACGGATTTCGAACATCGGATCCATACGAAGGTGACGGTATTATGTTCTTAGGATGCAGTTTAACATATGGAACTGGAATGCATTATAATGATATATGGCCGGTTAAAATAAGTAAAGAATTAGACTTAAATTGTTGGAATTTTGGATTACCAGGTGCCGGACACGATGCATGTTATACATATGCATCATATTGGTTACCTATTTTAAAACCCAAATATGTATGTATGCTAGGACCAAACGTAGGTAGACGTTCGTTTGTAGATATAGATCATAAAGTTAATAATTACTTTGAACAACAAAAGTTAGGATTAGACACAAGTAGTTGTGCAAATAAATCAAGAATGTTTTCTTTTGTAAACCTTGGTACTGTTAGTCATGGTCAGACAAGAGAAATACGTGAATATTTTAAATATTATCTAATATACGAACTTTCAAATGCATATCAATCAAAAACTAATGCTAAGAAAAATATTGATGCAATTCGATATCTATGTAATAAAAATGGAGTAACGAAGTTTGTATATCTATATTCAGATAGTAAAGAAATACCTTTTAATAAATGGTTTGACGAAGGCAATTTTGATACTATGGATTCTAATGATGTTGGACGAGAACTAGGACATCCTGGCCATTTATCACATAATTGGATAGCAAAATATTTTTTAGAAAAAATAAATGAGAGAGAATAAAAAAACAATTCTTAATGACTGAACAAACTGTATTGGTATATCCGCCAGGAGCCGGCGGCGAATTTATAGGTAGTTATATTTTGCCTGATATAATGTATTCAACTAAACCGTGGAATAGATATCATAGCCAAACCACAATTCCAGGTTGGCCAGAAGTAAGTGGGCATAGGTTTAAAGAAGCAACCGACGAACCAGAAACACACCTATTGAAATATATATACTCATTTGATACATATTTTAAAACAAAACAAGAATATCTAGATATAATTGATCTCGAATCTGAAGAATATATATATTATATTAATAATTGGGGTAAATCATATGAAAGAACTTTTTGGCTAGCCCATCATGATTATAACTTAACTAGTATATTACCAAATACCAAATGTATTTTTTTTGTATCAAATAGTTTTGCTTTAAGAATATTATGGGTTCATATTTTACGAGTAAAAAATGAATTTGAATTTCTTTGCCGATATAATGATTGGAAAGAACAAAACGAGCCAACATTAGAGGTAACAGAAAGGAACAGGACGAGAGAAGTTGGTGATCAAGCTGAACCATACGATGTATTAATTAAAAAAGTAAAAAAAAATAGAAAACAAAAACTACCATATGGTCTACCAGAAGAGAGTACGGTATATAAAATGCTTCAATTAATGTCATCATCAAAAAATCCGGATGCTTGTTTTAATGAGTTTGAAAAGAATGATATGTTTAATGAATATTTAAAAATATTAAATAAAATAAAAGAAACTAAACCTAATATTTCTTTTATTACTCCTAACCAATTAGATATATTTAAGGATGGCTTGTTTGAAGAATATAAAAAATGGGTAGAAAGAAATATTCAATTATTTAATGATGTTTCTGATATAGATTTTGCAATAACAAAATACATTCATTATGAATAAAATAACAAGTACATACGATTTTACTAAAATTCCATTTGATAAACTTGTAAGAGTAGGCCAACGTAATATGCTCTACAGAGATTTATTTACAGTCTCTTGGTTGCTTGGCCGCTTTTGTAATTACCATTGCAGTTATTGTTGGGAACACGGGAGGAGCGATGATAAGGACCATAGACCTACAGAATTATGTCTTGAAACAATTGATAAAATTAAAAAACAAGCTAGGGAGCGAGGATTTAATAGTTTTCATTTTAGTTTGTCTGGCGGCGAACCTACTTTGCATCCTGGTTATCTTGAAATACTCAAGTATCTAGGTGATGATATTAAAAATACAAATTATACATCTGTACATATGACGAGCAACTGTTCACCCGGCATACGTTGGTTTGAAAAGTATGTGAAAGCCGCGGCACCATTTCATCGAGCAAGTATTACATGCAGTTACCATCGTGAGTATAATAGTGAAATAAAGCGGCGTAAACTATTAGCAGATAAATTAGAATTATGCCAAGAACATGATGTACAGATAACAATTAATTGTGTAATGGTTCCTGAATGGTTTTGGAAAATAATGGATGAAGTAATGTATTTTCACGAACGTGGTATTAATGTTACATTAAAGCCACAAAGTGATCCTCACGCCAATTTTGTAGTTAAAGGATATGATGATAAGATGCTTGAACAGTTACACAATGGAATGCCTCAGCGTGGATTTACTGAAGCAAAAAATAAACATGTTACACGACCTAAACCAACATTTGTCAAACGCCCCGACCCAATTTACTGGGAAGAAAATAATAATGTACCGCAACATTTTCAAGTAGAATTTAGAGATAAAAATAAAAAATATTGGTTTATGGACCAAGCAGAACGGTTTAATGCTTTTGAATTTAATAACTTTAAAGGGTGGGAATGTAGTAGTGGGCATAGAAGCATTATAATACGAGAACCAGACGGTAGTATAAAACGAAGTTATAGTTGTGACGATAAACCATTAGGTTACATTTATAATGATTTTAAATTATTTGATGGCCCAAAAGTTTGTATTAGTAATAGTTGTGTAAGTTCAGCGGATAGCAAAATACCCAAACGTAAACAGGGAACTAAAATGCCGTTGTGGCCAGGAGATAAAACATATGAGTTTTGAATTATTTAACACCATAACTGCCTATGGAGATCAAATTGAATTAACTATAAATACCCACCCTGATTTAATATTAAATAATTTAAAACAATTTAATAATAATTGGGCGAAATATAATCCTAGAAAAAATATAAATCGTTGGGGATTAAGTATAACTAATTTAGATGGTATTTTAGGCCCTGGTCCTGACTTAGATAGTTTGTATGAATATAATAAAGAAAATAATACAAATATATCTGAATCTGATTTCATTATACCGACACCTGTTTATGATGTAGTAAAGTTTTATTGTGATCCTTTTAAAGAATGGTTGGTTAGATCACATATATTAAAGTTGTCTCCTGGGGGATTTTTTCCTACTCATATTGATAATATTGGATCTACAATAGATAGTTTTAGACTACTTGTTCCTTTACAGGTATGTAACCCGTTAGATGGGGGATTTTTTATATATGAACAAAATAAAATACTTGTTTGGAATTACGGTCATTTATATTTTTTAAATACTTGCAAACGACATACCGTATTTAATGCCAATGACGACCAAGATCATATTGTATTAATAATGAATGTTAAATTAACCGAAGAATCTGTATCAACAGTAACAAATCTATTAGAGCCATGAATTTAGTCGAACTTAAAGAATTAGATTTATCTGGGGTCAATTTAAAAATATATGAAGGCCCTATCGGTATAAGTTGTAGCGGCGGGGCAGATAGTTCTTTGCTTTTATATTTTTTAATGAAATATTCTAAAAACAAGATTTATATTTTTTCGTCAGGAAATAAAGCAAGACAATTTAAAAATATAACAATTACTAATAATGTTATTCAAAAATGTATTGAGTTAACAGGAAATATAAATATAGAACATCATAGTACATTTTGTGATCACCAAACATTAAGTAATATATTTGATAAAACAAATTATTATATAAAAAATAAATTAGTAAATGTTATATATACAGGCATTACTGCAAATCCGCCAAAATATATAACTGATACATTTATAGAAAAAACTTCAGAAGTAAACAGAGATCCTACAGTCGAACGCAAAGTTCTATTATATGATAATACAATTTATACGCCATGGTGTAATATAGATAAAAAGAAAATAGCTCAAATATATAGAGAGTATAATTTAATAGATAAATTATTTGTACATACTAGATCATGTGAATGGGAAAAACAAAGTAATAAAGATCCGGGATTAGGACATTGTGGTATATGTTGGTGGTGTCAGGAACGAATATGGGGTTTTTCAGATGAAATTAACTCTTGAAAATAATAATATTTTTATAACTGACATAGTATTAAACACAATTTGTAATTATCGGTGTTCTTATTGTTCACCGTTAGTATGGGCAGGAAATACTAGATTAGATAATAATGATATTTTATGGTGTATTGATGAAATTAAAAAAAAGTATCCATATAAGCAACTTACTGCTAGGTTTACTGGCGGAGAACCTACATTAAATCCCAAAATATCCAATTTATTGAAAGAATTATATAATAGAAATGTTTATACTCATTTTATAACAAATGGTTCTAGAACTTTACGTTGGTGGAAAGAAAATCAAAAATATTTGTCAGGCTTAATACTTTCTGTGCATACAAAATTCGCTAAATCTGATCATATAGTGAATATATGTAAAATCTTCGATCAACATAAACCCATTGTAATATCTGTTTTATTAGACCCAACACATTGGGAACAGTCTTTAGATAATTGTTATTACATACACGACAAATTAAAAAATTATCCAAATTCGTATGTGATGAGAGTTTTAGTTGAAGATAAGGGTGGTGCCTATGTACCTTATACTGATGAACAAAAACAATTTCTATCTCATAAAAAATGGAATAAGCTATTTAATAAGAAAACAAATGTAGATTGGTCTTTAATTACTAATTTGTTATACTTAAATAATGAGTATTATGATCCAGCAGAAGCTAAATTAACCGGAAAAGATAATTTTTTTGGTTGGAAATGTTATGCAGGAATAGACGGGTGCCGTATTAGAGAAGATAATTCCATAACACGATCTGCTTGCGGTCTGGATAGCGAGTGGGTATTAGGAAATATTAAAAAACGAATAATTAATCTTCCTAATGATCCTATTATATGTAACAAACATGCTTGTATTTGTCTTACAGACATGCAAATGAGAAAAGAAACAATTAATTAAATATCTCCGTTATGTTTTTTTTCTACTATGTAATCTGATTTTGGATTCCATATAAAGTTAGGATCAAACAATCTAATAGTATAAACATATTGTAACATATTTCCTGTTTTAAATAAAAAATTTTTTTCTAGTTGTAATTTTTTATACCACTCACCTTCTGTCCATTTTTTAAATGATGGTAATGGCATTTTACGTTTTCGTTGATATAAATCATTCAACGCTCTATTTTTAATATCATGAGTAACATATAAAATTTGATAATTATGTTCTCTAGCCCATTGTATTTGATATTCAGCCATCATTAAACCACAATGTGTTCTGCGAAATGGTTTTAATATATGGTATCTGCAAATTCTTAAAGCAATGTCTGGATCATTTGTGTAATGAGATTTTTCGCCTGCAGATATAGATATAAGATCTTGGGTTTCATTAAACACCATCCATGTCTCTATATCAGGATTATCAGGATTATATTTTTTGTAACTTAGACTTTCGTTGCCTTCTTGAAATGTTTTTTTTCTAAATATTTCTATAATAGAACGATATTGTTCAGGATTATCGCTATATTTTTTTACTAAAAAGTTCTCCATTTTTTACATATTCTTTTATTTTCTCCCAACTATAATCTTTAAAATATAAAGATATTTGAAAATGAATTCTTTTAATACCTTTATCGTATACACAATGAGGAATGGAAACATTTTCAATTAACGGACAAGAAACTTTGTGTTCCCATATGTGATTAGGTTGGGGATAAGAATTCCTATTCCAATTATTTTTATCCAAATAAACTAATGTATAATTCTTAGGATAAATTGGAAATTGAAATACTGCATTACGAACTGCATCTATATGTGGTTTAGTCCATTGATCGCCATTATTGCAATTAAGCCATCCGATAGGTTTTTTCCACATTAATTCTTGATTAATGGCCTCAAATATATGTTTTACTTCTGGTTGTGTTTCGGGTACTTCATATGAAGTTACTCCATAATTTTTAACCGCATGAGCATCTGGGTCTTCTGAAAGAAAGTGCTCCATGTTTGATGCTATGTCAATTTCGTTGCTAGATAGATCTTTTTTCCATTCGGCAAATGTTTTATTTAATCGGCACGAGTTTAATAATTGGTCCTCATCAAATAAATTATTAAATTTAGGAAATTCTATAACATAATCATTTATCATATAGTTAGTAAGTTGCCGGCTGTATGTTTTTCTAATAACCAATCCCAGTTTGTATTTTCAAAATGCATAGATATGAATAAAGTTGTTCTTGCACTAGTTTCTTTAAAACAATGCGGAATTTGGCCATTAATCAATACAGGGCAAGAGCAACTATTTGAAAAAATCTCATTATATGGTCCGGAATCATCGGAAGGATCGCTTTCCCAGAGATCCGAATCTATCGGATCTCCAAGCGAAGAACCGATCCATTGATCTGTATAAGTTATATCAAAACTTTCTTGAGAAATTGAATATATTAAAACGGCAATTTTATCATCGGGCCGAACATGTACGTGTGGTCGAATCCAGAAGCCATCTTTTTTTGTACATAACCACGAGTTCGTATCTACATTTGTTACACGATTAGTGGTAGTAAATTTAGAAATAGTATCATTGATTTTAGAATTATCATTTATAGAATACCATGTCGTTGCATCCCACCCAACATGGTCTTTATTTTCACTTGTATCCTTTGCAATCACTCCTGTCTGATATTCCGGAATAATATTTTTACTCGTTATTTTTGTTTCACTTATTGTTAATAATTCATTTTTTGTTGGCAATAAATCAATTAATTGCGGAAGTTCAATTATGTATTCATTTGCTATTGGGTTTTCTGTTGACATTTGTTTTCCTAAATATATTATATACGTATTTAAGCAATTTATTCAAAATATTTATTTATTAAATAATATTCTTTATATTTTTCAATGCTTTTATCTAGTAAAACATGATGCTTTTTAATATCTAAGCATCCTGAAATAACAAGTTGGGATCTATTTCTCATTTGAAATCCTTTATCAGCACCATGCTCATATACACTACCATCATATACAAAAGTATTAGTATCGGTTGGCAATTCAGGATAAATTTTAGTTTCGCCACTATCTTTTGTCAAATAAAACACTTCATTTTTTGGATCAGTAATATTGCTCCATCGTATTCTATATTGAGATGGAGATTGTTTACGGAGTATCTCGACCATATTTGAAGGTTCGTCATAATGAGGATTAGATTTACCTGGAGGAGAAACAAAAGAACATTGTCGAATAGTTTTAAATGGTAATTGTTGGATAAATTTTTTTATATGCGGTATTTCCGTGTCTACCCAATCAAACCAATTAGAATTTGCATAAGGATGCAAAAAATTATTTTCCATGAGGAGTAATACTTTCCCCGAACCGTGATCGCAACCAAATGTAGACCATTCCATTTTAGGGTCATTTCTTAATGATTCGATATGTTTTAAATCTACATTAATTAATGGCATATCTATAGGAGTATAAATAATTTGTTTATAACCTAAATATTTGTCATTAATTTGTAATTTATCATATGTATCTCTGTCTCCGGGCGGATCTAAATTTTGATAATTCCTAATAGGAATATTATTTTTATATATTAATTTTGTTTTTACAATTTTATATTTCATACAACTATTTATTTTTACCAAACCCACACTATAAATGAATATCTAATACCTTTTGTTATTTGTAATACTTTATGAGGGTATAAAAAATTCGAAGGGAAAATAATAACTTCTCCTTTATTTAATCTAATTTTTGTATCTGGTAAAAATAATAATTCACCACCTTCGTACTCGTCATTAAATGTACCTACAATAGAAAGAATAGGAATTCCCCGTCGATTACCATCAAACGTATGCCGAACATGATCACAATGTGTTTCCATTCCTGTATTTTTTGGATATTTTATATAATGAAAATGAGATTTATCACTCCATTTTTTAAACCAAAAAACATCATGTAAAAAACTATTAATATAATTATTAATTATTACGTCAATTTTAGACCCAAGAAATTTACTAACTGTATGGTCTAAATTTAATGATGTTGTCAAGTATGGTATTTTAGGATATTCTTGAACACATATATTATAACTTTCTTTTTCATACGGATAAGGTTTCCATATAGTTTCTTCATTTAATGTAGTAACAACTTCATCGGCTTCCGTATGAGATATAAATTGTGTTAATTGAATATAATCTTTTAATTTTTTATTCATATTTCTACATCTATTATTATTCTATTGCCAGCAAATATGTTGCATTTTATAATATATTCTTTATATTTACTATACATTTTATATGATGATAAATCTATAGTTTTTAATATTAAATTATCATCCCAATGTATTTGATTATGACAAGGTTCTTGTATAATTGCATTGTTACTATTATATAGTTCTACAGTTAATTTATCAAATAATTCTTTATGACTATCAGGATTATATAAAAGAACACCACTCCATATAACTTGGTCTACATTAAAATTTACAGTTATGTCTTTTATGTTATTCCAATTTGCATGTCTATATTCGATATTAGAAAAATTATACCATTGGCTTTTTGCCATTTCTATAGGCTCTACTGACGTATCAAATCCCATATACAAATAATCTGTGTATCCTTTTTCATGTAATATACTGTTTACAGGTCCATGCCGGCAACCTACATCTACAATACCTTTTGATTGTTTTTCTATAATTATGTCTGCTTGTTTTTCAAAAATAGGTTTAGCCTGAGGAGTATCTAGATAGGCCATGTCTTCCATTGTATACTCTGTACACAACGGAACTTCTAATTTTTTATTATGAATAGGAAAATTTTTATAAGATGGTTTAGGTACATCTATCATAATCATGTGCTAATCTGTATAGTAATCTATTCACATCATGCACTGGCGTTCGTCGGTGTAGTGTACAAAGTTGATCGCTTAATACTAAATCGCCTTGTTTAAAAATATGATGATATTGATATTTGGATTTAAAAATGATAGGTTTTAAATCTTCTATCATTTTTTTATGATTTATTTTTTTACTATTATGCCATGCTTTTATTATAAAATGATAAGGAAAATAAAAATAATACTTACCAGTATGAGGGTGTATATCAACTAAAGGTCTTATGCTCCCAGGATATCTGCTCATTAATTGATACTCAGGATCGTCCTCATCTAATTGGTAAATGGTATTATTTACAAACGCCAATCTTATTTTTATACTTTTATAATACTCTTGTAATTCGTCTGATAAATCGTAAAACGGATCGCTTGTGTTACAAAAACTAGTAGTAGTATTTTCGTCGCTTATTTTACAATATAATGCGACACAAATTTTGTCTATGTTGCGTCTACTATTACCATTACTATGCCATCCTAATTCAGTATCGCCAAACATTCCTATTTTAGATCCGTCGTTGTTGCGTTTTCCTGTTACTTTAAATATTTCAGGGTGTTCGGTTAAATTCATAAATGCTTCGGGTGTTTCGCAATTACCAATATTTTTGCAAAAAGAAACCAATGCACTATCAGATAATTCTTGCTCATACGAAACTGCAACACCTGTTTCTTGCAAATTTTTAATTAAATTTTTATCTTGTAGATTATCAAAAATGTAAGGTATCATGGTACATTTATTAAATCATCTTGCCCGTCTAAACTAAACATTAATGCTATTCTTGAATCGTTGCTATCATTTTTAACTGAATGGGCAAATCCTCCATTTAGAAAATATGCTTTACCTTCTTCCAAAACATATTCTTCAATATTTTTTCTAACTTTAAATAAATTTTTGACTTTTTTATTAGAATATATTGGTATAATAATTCTTGTGGCATATGTTGGATCATAATCTATGTGCCATGTTATTTCTTTTTTAGGTGCAAGTTTTGTAATTCGTATTCGCATAGCCGGCGATATAAATTGTTCTACTATATTTTCAAAATAACTACCAATATAATCTTGTGTCTTTTTATTGTATAATGTTTCTTCTCTACGTTTTATTCTTTCTTTTATGTTATCAGTATATGGCATAGGCTTGCCATTTAATTCTGTAAGATTTATTTGTTCAAAATTATCGTAAACTTCGCTGACAAGTTTTTTATGATTCATACATAGGTGAGGATTTGCAGTTTTTACATCTACAAATTTCCAACAGAATTTAAGATATTCTGCTTTTAATTTTGATAAATTTATTTTAATTTGTGGTAATTCTGCTATGGTAGGCAGCTGATATTTCTTCCGCAATGCAGACACGACAAACATCTCCTCTTCTAAATTTTTCAAATGCAGGGTCATTGGTTGTTGCTAGCCATACAACATCAGACGGTATTAAATCTAATTGCTGGCATACCTCTTCTTGTATAGGCCTAAGAGTTTTATACACAATATCTATATCATATTTATTGATAAAATATTCGGCTACTGCTTGTGCATAATAATTATAATATTTTGCAGATCCTATTAGTAGTTCTAATTTTTTATCAGGTGTTTTACTAAAATACCATCCTGTTCTTATATTACGTAAACCAAAACATTTTGACAATGAGAAAAATACTTTTTGTACATTGTTATGTATATTAATTTTTTCAATTTTAGTTGATCCTACATATGCTATATCAAGAACATAATTATATACATTAGGTACTTCTTTAAAGTTTCCATCTATAGATGATGGTGTTGTCAAATATGTTATGCCCATATTTTGATGTGGTACAGAAGGTGTTATCCATTGATAATCTCCATTGTGCATCCATATTCTATCTTCTTGCCACATCCAATAATTTAATCCTTCTGTGATACCATTTATTGGATAAACATATCCAAACCCCGATAAGTCTATAATTGGACTTAACCATTCTTTTATATTTGTACTATTCCAATTATAATGCTTTACTTCTGTTAAATCTAACTCTATTTCAGGTAAAGGAAATAATGGAAATGTTCTAACCGCTTTAGATCGCTCTAGCAAAGAGCTTTTCCGCAATGAATCCGCTTGTGTCATATTTGTGTAATCGTAGTTGCCAAGGCTTTTCATGATGGGTTTTATGCCAGCCTTCGCCAGCAATAAAGAAATTAAGCCAAGGTTTATTTTGAGGACCATTAGATTGGTCATTGGGTGCAGATACACCATGACCGACAGTATTTAATAAACCAAACCCCATCTTAGAAAATATAAAAGGCATTAATGCAAATGCAATAAAAAATTCTATACTAATTAGTAAAGAAATAATCCATACTGCTATAATTATCTTAAACCAATGTTTATGATAAAATACAAGTATTGGATTTTGATATAAATCTCTAGCATATTTAGACGGAATTGTCGGAACATGCCATATTGTAAAAAGAACTTTCCAAAAACCTTTTTGTACGGGAGAATGTGGATCTGTAAGACCATCAGAATCTGCATGATGCATCCTATGAGAAGCTATCCAACCAATCGGCGTTCTAATATATGCTATCATTAAACCAAATAGTCCGACAACTTCAAACCATACAGGAACTCTTTTTATTTGTTTATGGCAATAATATCTGTGAAGAAGAATAGACGCACCAAAATGAGATATAATTTGACACCATAAAAAGCCTAGAATAAATGTTATCATTCATAACCACTTTCTTTTAAATTCATCTAGCTCACGTTTAGATAAGCCAAAATCTTTACATATCTTTCCTTCAGCTGTATTTATACTCTCAGGAGACATATCAGGCAATTCATACCAATCAGTTATATAGTCGTCCCAGTTCTCCATGTAATCGCCAAAGATTACTTTAGTAAGTTCGGCTTCCATTCTACTTAATCGTACTGCATTTAACTTGTAGTCTTCAAATGCTTCGCATACAGCCGGAAATAAAGGTTGTACAAGGCCATACATAGCTCGAGCAAACTCCTGTATCTCCCATTGTGCATGGGCATCCATACGTAACCAAGCCATGTGCAAGAAGTTTTTAATGTTGCATTTCCAATATGCCTCTGTGTAATTAGACACAGGCAGAATAGCTCTTGCAGTTTCGCGAGCCATGTCATCTTCAATAAATTTATGATAAACATAGTCGGCACGATTATGAACATTTTCCATCCATATTTGTGTTCTGGCTTTATCCTCATCAGAAAAGTCTTCGTCTCTACCTTGTTTATTTGTTTTACTTTGTTTCTTTATATTATCTAATTCTGGAATATAAAAATCATCTGACATAACTGAATAACGACCACTATATTCGTTTACTTGGGCTGTTCTATGACGTATAAGTTGTCGCATTACAAAGATAGGTAAACGAATATGAAACTTTACTTCGCACATTTCAAATGGCGTGGTATGTTCATGTCGCATTAAGTAACGTATTAATCCACGGTCTTCTTGTACTTTTTTAGTACCTGTACCATATGATACACGAGCGGCTTGTACTACTGCATCATCGGAGCCCATATAATCAATGAGACCAACAAATCCTTTATCTAAGACTTGCACATATCGTTCATCTTCAATGTCTATTTCTTTTAATGTTGTCATTTTTCATCTATTTTGTTTAAGAAATCTTCTAAAAATTTGTTTTTTTCTTCATCATCATAAATTACTTGATTTAAATATTGGTTATACATTTGAACGGCAAATAATTTATGTGAATCAGGGCCAGGATGTTCATTATCTCTGGCATAATCTATAGTCGGAAAATTGTTTATAGTATCATATTCAAATATAATACGATATGCCTTCGCAATATTTGATATTAATGATAAGTTCTTCTCAAAATTATACTGATCATAAAAATCATTATGCATCATAAAAAATGCTTTATATGCATCAGAACCATCATTCCAATACCTAGGATTATTTGTTAAAATTCTCCATATGGAATTATCATCACGAACATATTCTCGTCTATGAAAATGTGTCCATTGTACAAATATAATAGTAGGTCTTATATATTCTAAAAATCGCCATATTAATCTAGTAATAGCATCATTTGAATATCCTGGAACTCCTATATTCCATATCTGGGTTGTTTCGTCGGAAAATGCTAACCGTAAATGATCGTGCCATAAATGCTCTTGCTTTAGGCCAATACCAAATGTAAATGAACATCCTATTGCTAATATTTGTTGTTTTCTATGATCTATATCTTCGAATGGTCGGCAACGAAATCCGTGATTATTTAAATCATAAGTTAAGTCATCGGTTGGCTCAATGTTTTGATTTTGTTCATTATACATTAATCCATATCGTTGCATATTAGGTGGGGCACCTGGCAACGGATCAACTGAACATTCTGTTTCGAAGTTTACGCCAAGAGGCAAGGCAATGGGTAAGTGAGGATCTTTAGGAAACCAATGTGAACTTTGTTGTCGAAGTAAATCTTTTTCTTGTTCTTGTTTTTCTAAAGGTTTAGATTCATCGTATTGTTTTTTAAGAAGATTTCGTATCTTCATCGTTGAAATATTTGGCTAGTATTCGTCCAACATTTTTATATACAGTACCTTTAAGTAGATCTATATTCATATAAATGTCTATATCAACAACTTGGTCTTCAAATTGTTGCAACTCGGTATCCTCGAAAATACTTTCGGTTGTTTTAACTCTTTTTAAAAATTCTTGACCAACTTTTATTGTCTGGCCATTATTCAATTTTATGTGTAGTTCTAAAATAAATTTAGTAGGTATTGCACCTATTTCTACATCATCTAAAATTTTTTCAAATGTTTTGTCAGTATGATTTTTTGGTAATTTTATAGCCACGTCAACTAACGGCATTTTCTTTTTTTCGCATATCATTGAACTTTCTTCTAGGAACTAAATCATATGCTTGCTCTCTGAGCCTTTTTGCTTCAGCTTCCATTCCTTCTGCTTGAGTTACGTATCCTTTGGCGAGTGAAAAATCATCTAAAACACCATCTTCTTTTGTTGTAACCGTTGCCGGTTTTAATTCGTCCCCAACTGTTACTTCATCAGTGTTAATATTAGTTATTTGATTAAATTGATCTTCAGTCATATTAGGATTTGCTTTTATAGCCTCTAACTGTTTATTAAGTTCATCTAATCTAATGTTTGTATTAGCATCTGGTGTCATCATAACTTTATTAGTTTCTAATTTAATAAACTTATTTTCGTTATGAAGTGTTTCTAACATTTTTCGCCCATCTCTAAAAAAATGAGTGTGAGCATGATTTGCAAAATCGTCTTGTTCTTGTGCCTGTATTGATTCAACTTCGTTCATTAAATCGTTATGCATGTCGTTATCTAATCCTTCGACATCGACTAAAAGACAATTATCTGGTTCTTCAGGTATTTGTCTAAACACAACAACAACTCTCTGTTGGGTAGATACTATTCTCCCAACATGTTTTGTAAAAGGCATTTTCCTCCTATTAACTATTTTTTTCTGCTATGGCGTCTGCGGCTGTATTGCCTGCATCACCGGGGGGTAAATCGGTAGGTGCTACTTGCTGAGCTTGTTGTGGTTGTTGAGCCTGCTCTGCGGCAGTCTGCTGAACCGTTTGCAAGAATGCATTAATTTTTTCATACGATTCACCTACTGTTTTTGCTTCGTTTGCACGAAATGCTCCTCGTGTCATTGCAATATCTATAATATTTGAAATTGTTTGTAGATCTGCAATAGTAAGATTACCCGCCTCTTCTGTTGCCTGAGGCGTGTCTGGTTGTTCTGCCATTGTACTCCTTTATTAAAGTATGCTTTAATTTATTTATCACCTTATGAGTGTGTTAGTTTTAATTCTGCTATATTTTGTAAAAAATGATCTCTATCCCTAGGCAACTCAAACCAAAAGTGATAAATTTTATCACTTTCGCCAGTTGACCATCCATGTGTACTATCTTTATCAAGTCTATCTACATAATACATTCCTTGGATTTTATCCAAACCAAATCTATTCCACATAGGTGGTTTATTGAAGGCAAGAACAATCCTATTACGCATCATTTGTAATAGGATTTTCTTGTCTAATAATTCTAAATCTGCCCTTGTCAGTGTTGGGTTATATTGAACTTGCAATCCGTCTAACATCCTTTTTAAAAATGCATTATTCAAACTCACGCCGCTTCTTTTATGACCTTTGGTTCTTCGTAGTGTACTGTTATACCAAAAGGTGCTGTAGTAGTTTGATTGCCATGTATAAGGAAAACAGTATCGCAATATTCGTTGTCACCCCAACCACCGCAAGGGAAGCCGTCAGTAAACATAATGAACTGTTTTGGCTCAATTTCATTCTCCTTCATGTAAGTCCAATTTACTTCAAAGGATGTTCCGCCTCCGCCCATTAATTCATATTTGTCAATGTCATCTGCATTGTCCGGAGTAAAAACTTTATGATTATAAATCTCTGTATCAAAGCACCAAACATCCAATTTGAAGTCTTCATACTGATCTAAAATTCCTCTTACTTCACTTAAAAAATCATTTGCCTGTTGTTGGCCTATTGATCCACTTAAATCAATTCCACATGCAACTTCAATTTTTTCTGCTCTATCCATTCCTGGAAGTATGCAATTAGTTGAATGTGATTTACGTGAAGGCCTCATAAATGTATAATCGTCTTTTAAACTTGATTCAACCTGTGCCCTAATAACTGAACGCCAATCCATCTTAGGTTCGGTCCATTCTTTAATCAATCGCTCAATACCGCCTGGAACATTTCCTGCTCCTGCTTGTTGTGCGGCTTCTATAACTGCTTCTTTGAGCTCGTCTTTAAGGGCTTTCTTTTCTTCATCTGTTAATTCTCCTCCACCAAATTCATCTTGGAGATCGGCTTGTATATTACCACCTTCGTCTTCGTCTTCACCTTGGCCTTGTCCCTGACCTTGTGTTGCATCTCCTTCACCTTTTCCATCCATATCAAAATGGAAATCTAAAGTTTGCTTTGGATTAGGACAATTTTTTTCTAAGTCATCATATACTTCTTCGCTAGTCCAGCCTCTGTATTTGTAATCAAGTAAAATTGGAACCGTTGTAATTACATCACCTACTTGTTCGTCGGCTAATATAATATTAATTACATAATCGCCTGCCATATTGTATAATGCAGGATTACGTCCTTCTCTTCTTCCAAAGTGATCAAACACACAATGAAGTACTTCGTGCCCACAAAGGAAAAGTATTTCGTTGTCTGTCAAATGCTTTAAAAATGCTGGATTGTAAAAAAATCGTCTACCGTCTGTACCTGCGGTAGGAACTTTGTAGGTAGGAACTGGAACTAATCTAGTTGCTAAGTTACCAAAAAAAGGTTTATTAAGGAGCAGTCTTACTCGCCCCATCATAAGCCTTTCTGCTTGAACTTTTCCTTCTTCTTTGTCTAATTCTGATAAATCTAATTGTGGACTAGGAACTGTACCTTTACCACCTTGGTTCCATGTACCACCGGTTGGTCCTGGCTGATAAAAAAATGTATTTTTTCTAATCATTTTGGCTCCATTTCTTATTCATCATACAACTATTATACTACCTACATACCAAAAGGTCAACCATTTCCTTCAAAAAAATGCAATTTTAATATGACAAATACCTGCTGATCTCGTACGATAATTGTGTCTTTATACACATTATTGTAGTCTAATTTATTTACCCCATAATTTTTTAACCATTTAGATACCTTTGTTGAGTTTGCTTTTGGAGTACATTTAAAATATTGTTTTTTCTCTAATGCCTTCTTAGACCAATTTTCTTTATATTCTTGTATATCAGCCGGGCTAGGTAATGTATTTCCCCATTCTTTAATACATCGTTCTTTACCATAGAGCCGCCAAATAGTTCGTTTAGATCTCCCCCAATTATCTTTTTTAACATCATCATTCATTACATACTATAATTACAATTTGTATTAAAAGAAACTGTTCTACGTTCACCTTCGCAAGTAAACGGATTTACTGCATGATGTAATCGTGCCGGAAACAAATAAAAATGTTTTTCACGTGGTAAAAATATTTGTGTACTATGTTCTAATTCCGGTACTATTCTATAAGACCCGTTAGTAAAAGATAAAGTACCTTCGTCTTCTTTTAATTCCTTAGGCACCTTTAATACTATTACAGCCGAAACATCTGTACTATGCACATGAATAGGATTCCATTCATTTTTGAACATACTATTAAACCAACATGTTATTAATTCTAAGTTTCGTTTTGGAGGATCATTTGCTAAACTTTGAAATACTGTATTTAAATAAAAATTAACTGAGTCTAATAAAAATTCTTTTAATCCGTATTCTACTAATGTATAAAGTGGTATATCTATTTGTTCTTTTATTTTTCCTGCTAGTTTATGTCCTACATTTTCTCTATTAATATCTAATAAAATATTATCAGTAAGGTCTATAAATTTATCGTAAATATCATCATCTAAATATGTTCTTGTAATAGTAGGACCGAACGGTCTCATTATATCCATAAATTTTCCTGATAAAAAAAGGTGCCGGCTCCAAGTTAGGTACACCGGCACCTTATGCAAGTTGATTAGGCGTCAATAATCAACTTACCAAACCTTTCAAAGAACTTACCAAAGTTCTTAAGTTTTTTGTGATCGAACGGTAATTCGTAATTTTTAAGTGCCAACCTTGCACCATAAATTACCATTTCAGTGTTAAAATTATCCATCATAAACCCTAGGAAGTTTTCCGCCATGCTATGGAACTTGTCCATTTGGTTATGCTTCTCAAAACGATCTGCGGCTTCTTTGAGTTCGTAACACATTGAAGTTGTCAGTGAATACTGAGCGGATACTTCGCATTCTGGTAGGCTAGTTACCTTACCGGAAAGTATATCGCTTGGATTAGGAAGTTTACCACGCATGTCGCGGTGTGTTTTAAACTTAATTGCAATGCCTTCTCCAACACAACCAGCAACCATGTCAGTTTCGAGCGTTTCGCCCAAATCAACATCATCTTCCTGGTCTTCAACAAGTTCGCTAACAAACTGCCAGCTTCTAGGAGTTGCAAATGCCTTACTATCGCTAGTAGCATCAAAATCGTACAAGTCCTTCTTACTGAAGTTCAAGTAACCTACTACGTCTGGATGGATTTTATTTTGGATTGCCCAGTTCTGCCAGCAAGTAAAATCAACACGGAGTTCCATGTGAACGAACCTGTTAGCCAACGGCTTAGGCATTCTATAAGTTACTCCTTTATCAGTTTCCCTGTTCCCTGCCGCTATAATAACAACACCTTCTGGAAGAACATATTGTCCTACACGCCTGTTAAGGATCAACTGATAAGCCGCCGCCTGTACACTAGGAGCCGCTCCGTTAATTTCGTCTAAAAATATAATTGCAGTGGAGTCTGGATCGGTAGGAAATTCTGCTGGAACTGACCATTCCATTTTGCCACTTTTGGCATTGTAGTAGGGCATACCCTTAATGTCAGTGGGTTCCCATAGTGGAAGTCTAATATCAATTAGCACTCTGTTTAATGCTTTGGCAAGTTGAGCAACTAAGTCACTCTTGCCAATGCCTGGTGCTCCCCAAATCATTACCGGGCGTTTACGCTTAATTGCCCTGCGGACTAAACGATTTGCTTCGTTTATGTTTACTGTCCTTGTCTCTGTTACTTGCATTGCCATTTGACGCCTCTCGTTTGAGTTAACAATGTTTTATTTAATATAATAATTATACTACCTACCAACATAAAAGTCAACCTTTTTTTCTACTTTTTTTTATCTAATGCAGATTTTTTAGGCACATTTGCTTTTTGTTTAGAATTCCATTGCATCCATGTGCCATCTTTTAATGATTGCATTAATTCTTTATAACATTCTTCTGAACATACATAAACTGAATCTTCTGGATTGTTCCAATGTTTGCTAACATCTTTGTATGGTTTAATTGACGTCGCCCAACAATGTGTGCAGATCATATTCCTTTAAATTGATAACCATGGCCACAGTCAGTACAATTTACAGTAGGCAAATATGGTTTGCCCCAAAAATGCCTTCCGGAACAATTAGCACCAAGATAAGATTGTGTTAGTCTCCCTGTATAAAGCAATTTACTACTTCCACAATGGTTGCACGGCTTAGGTGCTTTGAATCCTTTGATTTCGTTTCGTATAATTGATTTCGCTGGCATATTATATGTTTTGTGTATGTTTACATTCAGGATAGCTCGAACAACCTAAAAAATTCTTTTTTGTACGTTTGGCTGTTCGTTTAACTAATAAGCTCTTGCAAGTAGGACAAACATTTTTATCGCTTGTAACATACTGCCACATCTCTCTAGCTCGTACCCGCATATTAGACAAAGCATTTTGGGTGCGATTAACACGTTTTTCTACCTTAACAGGCCGTTCTTTTTTCAAATCATATAATATAACACGAATTGCATCTTGGCCCATGTCACGAGTAGTATTTGTATTTCTATCTATGGAAGAATATATACGAACTGCATATCTAAACCCGTCACCTTTAAGGGCTTGCATCATATCTTCCGGTGTTTCGTGTTTTACTACACGTTCAAAAATATATTCATTGGCAATGCCACCTCTATCATTAAGAGAACCTTTGTTGGCATTAATGCAAGTGAAGCCCATTCCGTCTTCAATTTCTTTTTTAAAATCTTTTAATGTAATTTCTACGTATCCAGCCATCTTGATTTTTTTGGAATGTATTTAACTGTTATACAAATATTATACAACCTAGGCGACTCGAAGTCAACCTTAAAATTTTTCTTCAACTATTATTTCTTCTTTATCCTTTTCACGTTTCCTAACTCGACTGTATGTACAATTTTCACATACAAAATTATTAATTATATAATAAACTGTACGTGGCGGCCGTTTAGGTACATCCAAAGGAGGAGGAGGTTTTGGCGGAGGTGGAAGTGGTGGCTTATCAGGATATTTTGGCTTAACTCTAGATTTCATTGCCCTGTCTAAACATATACAACCACACTCAGGACAATAATGTTCTGTTTGGTTAAAATAATTTGTAGCAAACCTAACTTCACTTAATATATCATCTTCTAATTCAGGTCCTATATCTAAAACATTTTTATACCATAGATGTTTATGTCTATACATATCATACCATGAAATATCAATTGTTTTTTCGCTTTCTGCTGTTCGTTTACTATTGACATCTAATTTACTGTTTATTCGTAATCCATATGCAGATATACCATCTTGTAATTTTTTTATAACATCTCGTGGAGAATATGCTTTAATTGGTGCTTGAAAATGATAATAATGTTCCATCATTATATTAAGTTCTTTTGAGGATGCGATACCTAACATTTGCATCCAAGATGCATCTGCTTGTTTAATAGGATGAATGACATTAAAGCCTTGTTTACTTAACCATTCGCCAAATCTATATAAATGTAAAAAGTTTGTCATTCATAGTACCTTTTAGATTTACACCAAGCGAGAAAATCGCCATCGTATAATTTAAAATCTACAGTATCTTTTTCACTGAATAAAATAAGTTTTTTTTCTGTTATAAAATATGGATAAGTTAAATGTTTTTCTAATAGAACAACATCTTTTGTTCTAATTGGTTTCTTACTTTTTATTTTTATTTCATAACTATCGTAAAGGTCTTGCATTAATCGGCAACCACCTTTTGAAAGTCTAAGACCTTTTCCGCTTCTATAATTAGAAAATAGATCATGCGGTGTTAGTTTAACATTTTCGTCATCATGTAACTTTAAATCTTCTACTATTTGTAGTTGAAGGTTCATTCACACCCGCAAAGATCTTCCGGTGTACACTCGCATGGATCACAAGTGCAATTATTACATTCGCAACATTTTTCTTCTGTCATTATTTTTTCCTTATAAATTTAGGCGGAATTCGGCCATTGTAGCCTACTTCTCCTAATTCTTTGACACTAGATTTAATTTGTTTAGGATCAAATCCTATTATTTTGCCCTCCCAACCACGGGCATATCTATCATCTGCTACTATTTTACTTGGGTCTGGTACTTGTACTTTTAAAACAACACCTTTTGAATTATCTTTTTTTGCTTGTCGTTTTGCATAAAATTGAGCTCCTTTGGGTGTATGTGCAAGATATACATTATGTTCAGAATAATCTGGAACTAAATCAACATATGCTTCGCCTGTATGTCCTGGTCGAAGTCCTTTATTTTGTATAATTTCCCATCGTGCTTCACTTGTGCCGTGCCACATAACTAAATCTTTATCTTTAAAAGTTTTTTGTACATAATCTCGCATTTGTAATGCTTGTCCTACTGTTTTAGGTATTTCTGTTGGTGCCCCTTTTATAATAAAATCATCTGTAAGTCCAAATTTTTTCAAACTGCTTAATGCTTGTTTAAATGTTGCTATATCTGCTATGTATCTTTGTCGCATTGCATTGCCGACAGATTCTTTGGATATTGTAAGTGTCATAGTTTGAAAGTTAACAAGACCACTTAATTGATTCCACATACTAGATATCTTACTATGTGCATCTTTAATGCGAGGCAATTTATGAAAATCTTGCATATTTCGTTTTGCTACTGCTTGTTCTTCCTCGCTTGCTGTTTGAAACATAGATACAACAAAACTATAATATTCATTCTCAGTAGAATATAGCATTAATATACCTTCATGAAACAACCAATAAAAACCATCCCGTGGATCTATATACTTTTCACCGCCGGCCCAAGGCTTTATTTCGGCACTCATGTCTTCATGACGGTGATCATATATTTCTTTTGCTTCTAATAGTTGTTCAAATCTCATTTGTTTGACCTGTCTTATGTCCTGTTTCTGGATCGATGTTTTCGGCAACCCATTGTACACCTACTATAGACCATATGATAACTACTACAATCCATAAAGTTTTATTCCAACTTGTTATTTTTTCAAAATTCATTATACCAACCTCATCATGGCTTGTCCCCATTCTGTATTTGTTGCTAGTGTATCATTTCTAACTCTTGGATCTAAATAACGTACATTTCCTGTACTATATCTTTGTCTTCGATTGTTTTCTTTATCAAAATACATAGGTGGATCACCGCCTAATTCGTATCCTTCCTCTACCCAATGTTTTATTTGCTCTTCTGACTTACCATCCTTTATTAACATCATTGGTATAACATAATTTTCCATCCAAGTTTTTGGGTGTGATTGTAACCAAAGTTGTGTTCTTTTGTATTCTTTTTGAAAAACTTCTGCTGGACTATGTTTAAATTCTGGATAACCAGACCTTGGTATAGTAAGTGTTGGATATTTTTTCTTTGCTAATCCTGGAGCATAGGTTAATATTACATTAAACAACTCTAATTCTTTTGCAATAAATTGTCGTCTTCTACGATACAGGTCTTCGTCATCTATTTGTATACCTTTTTCTTTTGCGTCAGTTCCTACATCCCAATCATATTTGCTATGCGATAAAAGTTTATAGTATTCACCTACAGAACTTTTTGATCTCATATCCGATGTTAAACTTTGCCACCATGTATGTCTATCTGCACTACTTAATTGTAGATATGCATATACACCTTTATATCCGTGTTCATTTTTTGGAATCTTACTTACTGCATTTATAAACATTTTTGATAGTTCACGAGTAAATTCAAACATATCTACTTCTTTAAATGCATCAAATGTGTTATAAAAATTATCAAAGTCAAAGCCTTCAAAAACTTTAGAAACTGCTTGTTCTAATCCTTTTTCATCTTTATGGATCTTCATTAATTTTAACATGCTCCACAAAGGAAATTCTTCTTCAAAATCTAGGTTACCGTATGCTCTACTTTTTTCAGTAAAGAAATGAAATACCCATTCGTAAACTTGATTTATAAATCGTTCTCTAAACAATTGATATAATGCTTCTGGAACATACATTCTACCTTTTGAACCTCGACCGTCTAATTCAATTGGACTGTCTCTTACATCCATGAACTGCCCTGATTCAAAATGCCATTGCATTATAGGGTTAGTTGTTGCGATAATACTATCTTTATCATAGTTAGGATCTTTAGTTCGAATAATGAATATTGTTCCTTCGTCATCGTAATGTTTAAAATAACTGTCGTCTGCTTGTGTAGATGCAGTACACCATTTAGTTCCTGATCCAAAAGCACAAGCGGCTTTTTGATTTTTAGGAATTATAATAACATATGAAGCATTTTCTTTCCATAATTCGTAACTGCTTTCGTCAATGTGATACTCGCCTTGCTGGCGTTTTTCTTTTTTGGTTAATTCTAATTCCCATGGTTCTACCGCATCTTCTAATTCATTTATGTTAGCATACTGGTTTATATCACGTTTTTCAAGTCTTTGTTTAAATCTAGAAAATAATGTTAGTGCATCTTTTAATCTAATTTGATCTTCAAAGCCTCTAAACTTATCTTTAACATACCAATTCATCAAAGGTTGAATGTATTGTTTATTAGGTGTAGGATCTATAAGTTCAAACTTATCTAATATGTATTCCATAATTTCCCGATCACTACCTACGGCATACCCAATTACACCAGGATCCTTACGATTAACGGCCGCCATAACCTTGTCCATAAGGTTGGCATTGTTTAACGTTTTTTCTCTACTGTATTCTAATAAAAATTCTCTATATCGCATTACATTAATAGTATTTCGCCCGCAATGGATTCCTCCAATGGGGGAAATGCTTCCTCGTTCATTATGTCCTCGAATTGTTGTATATCATCAGCCAGCATTTGTTTATCGCCTGGATATAATTCATTTTCGTATTCTACTTTTGGCTCAGGGTTTTGACCATTAAAATCAAACCTATCAGGTACTTTAAGTGTAACTTTACCTGTGTTTAAGTATTGTGCCCACATTTCATATAGTGCTTCAAACCTATCACGTAACTGCATTTTACGAGCGGATCGCATTGTCATTACTTTTTGTAGAGCATAGTCTGCCCATACTTGTCCTCTAGGATGCCAAGGTTCTCTGGCTCCTCGAGGTCCGTCTTTCTTTAAATGAAAATCTATACCAAAGTTTGCAAATGTGTCTTGTAATTGTTCAAACATTAAACTTAAGGCATGTGAGTATGCAGGATTGACTTCGTTGTGATCTGTTCTAGCCGCATGTCCTAATCTATGCAACAACATCCATCCTGATGATCTTACCCATTGATCTGCCGCATTGCCTAAAAAGAATACTACTGTTTTGTCTTTGTGTTTTGCGGTTCTACGACCATTTTTTAACACTTCTATTTCATGAAGGAACTTATATCCTTCGGGAAAATCCATTTCAATTTCTAATGCAGTCGTAGCACCTCTTTCTAAAATTTCATAATTGTAAGCATCTTCGCCAAATACAGGTATAATTAGATAATTGTTTTTTGTTTTTGACCATGACTTAACAACTCTATCTCGCCACTTTTTTGCTTTAGGTTCGTCTGACAGCCAGTTACGTTTTTCTGGTTCTGTCCATGCAGTAGGTAGGCCGTCTTCGCCAGGTCCAAACCCATCGGTGCCTGTGTGATCATAATCTATTTCTGGATCTGGATCACCCATAGTTTGAATATCACTAATAGGTGCTTCTTTTATTACTTCACGAAACCGCATCGTTATCCTTAAAAAATTTAGGGTTAAAAAACTTTTTTTGTTCTATTTTATCTTGACCTACTTTAACATCTATTGTAGTATTTACACCTTGAACAATTTTGCCTACCGCTGATTCATTAATTACCCAAGCCATGGGTTGTTCTCCTGCGGCAACGGTCATAGAAAGTCTGGTATTTCCGCCTATAAGAATATATCCTTTTTCATCATGTAATACAATAGGCAATGGTACTACTTTATCGCTATTAAAAATTTGTTTAACTCTTTCAATTTTATCTTGATCAAATTTATCAAACGGAGTTCCTTCAAATGCATCTGTATTTTGTATGTTCATTTCAGGTGTAACTTGTTGGACACTTCCCCGCTTGGCCTTAGAAAGCCATGTTTTCTTATTAGGAAAATGTGGCCTATACCTATCACGAAGGGTAGGATCGTCACCTATTACTTCGCCCCACTCTTCTTCAAGATCAGGATAGGTCCAATTAACAAATTCGGTCAA